TGCTATGAACCCAATGGCTTCTACTGCTTGGATTATGAGTGAGGCAGTTCGCCGAGTTCAGGGTCGTTGCGCTATGGTTTATTATGGTTCAGATGTTTTTCCAACACTAAAGGCAGGGCAACGACTAAAGGAAGTAAATGTCTATTCTGCCCCTGACGGAACTGAAAAGTTTGATAGAGCGTTCCGTGCTTTGGACGGCGCACTCAACTTACTCAATGGTGAAGGCGCAAGATTACTGGTCGTTGTATCTGACGGACATTACACAAATGAGGAAATGGAAAGCGCAAAGGCGTGGGTTGCTCGTTGCTCAAAGAACGGCGTAGCAGTTCTATGGCTACCGATTGGCGACAACGGCGCAACTGCTAAACATATTTGCGCTGGTGCTAACGCACAGGTCGTTGAGAACATAACCGACCCAAGTTTGTCTGCTCAAATTATCGGCAAGAACGCCGAGAAGGTTTTATCAACGGCAGGGCAAAAGTTCGTGGCGTGAGATAACGGCAAGAGATTTCGTGGTCGGGTATCGTCCTTATTGGTGCGTGTGTCCCCCCGATTACGGATAGAGAAATCCCCTTCGTGTATGCGAGGGGGATTTTCTTTTCCCCTTGCTATGTATGAAGGGGAAAAGAGTTCTATATAAGAAGGGGAAAAAAGAAGGGAGAGCTTTTCTAACGGAAGTAAAGTTTTCACTTCCACCACTCACGCAGCAGAAAAGCGAGCGTGAATTAAAAATCGTTGAGCGTAAAAAGCCCTTCAGCATTACGGAAGTGAATAACTTATTTTCCGGGTTTCAGAAAGAGTAAAAATATCCTGAACTTAGATTTTCATTTCCGAATAATGTTTTTGATGCTCCTGAAATCTACGCTCAAAAACAACTGATGAAAGAAATGAACTGAAAACTTTAGTTGCTATTGACGGGTCAAGGAAGTTCTATGATACGATTTGGGAGTAAGACCAAATGACGAAAGGAAAAAGATGAAATACGAAGTAGTAGTTTCAGCAAATATCAGAACTGTATGGCAAGCCGATAACGAGCAAGAGGCTCTACGGCAAGCAGAGGATTGGGTGCGACAGGAATACGGCGACCTGATACACAAAGCCAATCTTGATGTAAGAGAACTTTCATAGCCTTCTATATATAAAGGGGAAAAAATGCCAACGGCAGGGGAATACGAGATTGAGTTCTTTTGGCTTGACGGAAGCGAACCTGACGGCGACCACCAAGAAAGCGTGTGGTGGGAGAAGGGTGCGGTTTGTAAAGTCGGCTTGGGGGATTTCGAGGTTACGATTTATGTAGACGGCGACACCAAGATTGAGGATAGAGAAACGGGTTCGACTTACACCAGCAGTAGTGAGTTTCCCCCGGAACTAAGAACGGATAAAGACCTTTCCGAAGCTAGTCAAGAAAACTATCCAAGACTAGAGTGGCAAAACAATTCGTGGTTTGATATTTACACAAATGACGGAGAGCATTTGGATATGGTAAATCACGAAGCAGATGAAGCCTTTGACCAAGCGTGTGAGTATTTGATTGAGCAGTTTGTAAATGTTTGTATGATTGAGAATAATCAAGTTCCACAGGTTGAGGGCAGACAAGTCGTGGTTCTTGATTTAGAATAGTTCTATGATAGAATTTACCCCATACTACATAGGAAGGGGAAAAAAATTCATTGTGTCCAATTACTCTTGGTTGAGGCAGATACCCACCAAGAAGCAATAAGTAATGTTGAGAGCAGACTAGAGGAAGCAGATTGGTCTGATTGGTCTACTGTTGGTGGGCGTTGGGAAGGTATGTTCGGAGATGATGAACCTACTAATGCGCTGAACTATGCGAACGACCCTGAAGTATTTATGAAGTGGGTAAATACTTTTTCCGAGTATCGCCATACTCATATGAAAGAAGCTCTTACTGCTTTTGAGAAAGAGGGAAAAACTTTAGGAGAAGTTATAGATACTTATGACCCAAGAATAAATAACTTTGATTTAGGTATGGTCGGCTACTACATAAGGAAGGTTGGAACTTTACTTGCTGACTATTGGAATAACGATAGTGCGATTTGGGATTTAGAGGCAGGAACAGGAAGTCTTGCTTATCTTATGGAGAGAATAGAAAAAGAACCCAAAAAACAATTTGCGGTTATTGTTGATTTCCACCACTAAAAAGAGTAGAATAAAGATACCGAACAGAAAGGGAAAATAAATGACGGCTTTCGGTGAAATGGTAAAGAACACAACTTACATTGTGGAAACTCCAAAATGTTTTGTGTGTGGAGATTACGGGCAAGTAGAAGTTCCTATGGAAGGTTTCCTAGTTAGACAATTAGGCGGTCTTATCCAAGAGGCTTATCCCGATTTAGATTTAGGCTTGCGTGAGCAAATGATTTCAGGCACGCACCCTGCTTGCTGGGAAAAGACATACGGAAAGTGTGAAACGGCGTGAGAACTAAAAAGGAAGTCCGCAGAGATGTAAGAGAACAAGCCGAACAGATTATGTATTTTGAGGCGAGTATGCCCGACATAGACAAGGCAACAAAGATGTTAGCCGAACGGCTAGAGAGTATTTATTATGCTGGATACCACGATTGCGAGGATAAATAATGTTTTTCAACGGATTTACTTTACTAATGATGATTGTTGGTGGTGCGATTGGTTTCGGACTTTCCCGACTATTCATAGACACTCAATACCTAGTTGAGAGATTGTCTGCCAGAGTTGGATACGAATACGACAACGAAGGACAGATTGTTATTTACACAGGTCTTTATGATGATGAGCAGGAGATTTACGCAGAAGGCTATTGACCCTTGTTTTTTCCCCCTTATACATAGAGCGACACGAAAAGGTTTGGATTTGCGAAAGGCAGGAAAGTAGGCTATTATTTTCTTACTAGGCAATCACGCTTAGTAAATGACGAAACGAAAGGTAGGAAGTAGCCAATGGCTAGCACTATCAAAACAAGCACCACAGCCACAACCAAAAAGGTTGCTGGTAAGACAATCAAAACAGTTGTTGATGAAACAACAGTTAGCGCAACAAGTGAAGTTCTTTCACTTGATAAGAGCAAGAAAAAGGCAGAAGCCTTGATTGCTGAATTGGTTAGATTGCGTGAAGCAATTACCGATTTGGAAAAGGAAAAGACAGAAGCCACAGAAGCGATTTATGCGCTTATGGGTTGGGAAAAAGTCTTGATTGGCGATACCGAAAAATGGGTCGGCGTTGCTACAAAGGGAACAATAAATGGCGGAACACGAATTACAATCGGACAACGCTCACGCACAGATGTAAATAAGAAACTACTAGAAGCAGATTTCCCTGAAGTCTTTGCCAAGACTAAAGTGGAAACTACTTACACAGTAGTATCTACTAAATAGACAATCCCTAGTCGGCACGAACCCCTTGCGAAAGCAGGGGGTTTTTGCTTTTTCCCCTATCTATGTATAAAGGGGAAAAAATAAAACGGCACGAGGTTGTAGAAAAAGTCAGTAAGGCTTGGTAGAATAGAGTTGTTAGCAAGGGGCTAACGGCTAGGGAAAAGGAAATCAAATGAAAGATGTATGGACTTCAGCAGTAAGCGCAGAGATGACTAAGGGAATGACGGGTGATGAGATAGAAATGCTTATCGCTGATTTAGATGATGCGGTAATGCTAGTTTGCCAAGACTACGGAATAGAGGGGTAAATAAATGAGAGCAGAAAAGTATTACTCAACGGGGCAAGACCTAACTATCTCAATAACAGAAATCAAGGCGAGCAGTATGGAAGAAGCCGAAGCGGTCATACAAAGGTTCATAGATGAAATCGGCAAGGTGATGACGGACGAGGTTCGTTGGGACGAAGCGGATTGGACTATTCAGGAAAACACTATGAACGCAGAAGGAACGGGTTACGAAGTAACGAACGAGGGAGTTCCAAATTACTACGAGATGAGTGATGTAGAAGCGGACGCCGATACGCTTGCGAGCGCAGGACACGGAACGGACGAGGACTACGGATACTACGGAGATTAGATTGTTATTTCCGGGCCCCGCAGATGTAAAACTATTTTCGTTTGCGGGGTTTTCCCCTATCTATGTATGAAGGGGAAAAAATGAAAGTATTGAAAAAGGCAGGTAAGTAAAGTAGAATAGAGATAACGGCTAGCACTAGGGAGATAAAAATGGCTTGTGAGGACTTTCCTTGTTGCGGACACGAAATGGGTGATTGCGAAGGACACCTATACGGTTCGGACGAAGCAATAAAAGCAAGAGTCATAGCAAAGATGAGAAGTGATAAATACGACTCATACTATGACGAGGACTAGATTGAGAAGCCCCCGCTACGGCGGGGGTTTTTCTATGTATAAAGGGGAAAAAAGAAATACTTGAAAAAGGCAGGGAAGTGGAGTATTATTATCTCAACGGCAAATCATTAGGGATAAGCCGATTGTTCTAGGGAGAACAAATGAATAACTCAGACAAAATGACGGTTACCAAAACGGTAACTTTCACAGTAGGCGAGTTGTGGGAAGCCGTCTTTGGTTCAGACGGCGCAGGAATGGTTCACTGGTCTACCGAAATCAGAAATGAAAACGGCGAGGACATTGACTTATGGATTGACGATGCTAACGGTGAGTCAGTTACAAATCCACAGAACTTCCGAGTCTATGAAGATGAAGAAGAGAAGTGGCACGATGTATCTCTTGAGAAGCTTCGTGAAGGATTCGAGAAGGCTATGATTGAAAACGCAACTCATTGTGGCGGTCACACACTTGACCTTGAAGATAACGACGCTTGCTTCGGCGACATCGTAATTCAGTATGCGGTATTCGGAGAACTAATCTACGGATAACAAAAGTAAAGAGAAGCCCCTTGCTAAATGGCGAGGGGTTTCTTTTTTTCTCCCTACTATGTATGAAGGGGAAAAAAGAAAACGGGAAGAGATACTGGCCGGGAAATAAGTATCTATGATAAAATTGGATTGTCGTTCAACAACTAGGGAAAGGAAAAAGAATGACTTCAGCAGTAAAAGAAAAAGAGGCTTACTGGGAGATTGAACTAAGTAGCGATTGCCGTTGCTTCGATTGTAATGATTGTGGCGTGGGGTATGTCCGTTATGAAGATGACCAAAAGTGTGAAGAGTGCGACAAAGAACTAACACCTTCAGATTCTTGCTTCGCTTGCTGGGACGATAGTAAAAGTAGTTTCTATGATGCGCTTGAAGCGTGGCGAGGTAAAGTCGGCGTTACTTGGGACTTGGTCCGTATCGACGGCGTTGGCTTGGGTTGGAACAAAGATAGCGGATACGCCGTAAAGAAATTCAAAGAAGTATTGGAAGCACTAACTATCAGAGGCGACTTCCGTATTACCGCTACTTGGGACGGCGCCACTACCTTTACCGCAAGCCGGGCGAGCCACGATGAACCAACGGGTGGGGCACGATTCACTTTCACACTAATGAGAGAGGAGGACTAAAGTGGAAAGAGATTACTTGAGTATTCTTATGGAGTGGCATCCCGATGGAAGTTTTTCGGAAGATGACTTGTGGGAAGCAATAGCGGAGTCACACGGCGTTGATGTAAGCGAGATAAGTGATAGGGACTTGACTGAGTTTATCTAAATCTATATATGAAGGGGAAAAAAGAAATCTAACGGATGTCGTTGGAAAAGTCAGTGAAGTAGGATAAAATTAATACACCACTAGGGAAACAGAAAGGGGGAACCAAAATTCCAAAAGAATTTATCGGCGTGGATGCGCCAAAGTATCCAGCGATAGTCGTGCCGTTGGTAGGAGAAGACGGCAACGCAGTCGCAATTATGGGACGAGTGGCAAACGCTATGCGTAAGTCAGGAGTGCCACAAGAAGAGATAAATCAGTATCTTGATGAAAGTATGTCGGGAGATTACGATAATCTACTTCGCACCGCTATCAAATGGGTAGCAACTGAATAACTAATAAGTGAGGGAGTGGGTTTCAAACTAACTCGAGTGCCTACTCACTAACTAATGAAAAGCCCCCGCCCCTGCGGGGGTTTTTCCCTTTCTATATATAAAGGGGAAAAAAGAATGAGTGCGGTAAGTGTTGAAAAAGTCAGAGAAGTAAAGTAGAATAAAGATACTCGGTAGGGGTAGCCGTTGGTCACCTGAACGACTTGAACTCTAGAGGGTCGGAAACAATACGGCACCTACCGAGGCTAACAACTAGGGAAAGAATAGGGAAAATGGAACTACTAACGAAAGAACTTCGCAAGAAGTTACCACCGCTTTACGCTAATGAGAATGAGGGCGACCCCGTCCTAGTATGTAAATTCTTCGCACTAGCAAGCAACTGGACTTGGTATGCGATGGAGTTTGATGGAGAAGATATGTTCTTCGGTATCGTTCACGGCTTCGAGAAGGAGTTAGGCTACTTCAGCCTGAAAGAGTTACAAAGCCTGAAACTAACAATGGGCGGGATAGATATTCCTGCCGTTGAAAGAGATATCAACTGGACACCCCGCCGACTATCAGAACTCAAGGAATACGCCTAGAGTAGAAAAGAAAGGGAGCCCCGCCGAAAGGTTGGGGCTCTTTCTACATATAAAGGGGAAAAAAGAAAAAGGATCCAGGAAAGGGTAGGATAAGAGTATGGATAAGATAATGAATATAAAAAATGTAATGTTTATCGGTGATTACTTTTCAATGATAGTCAGCGTTGCCGTATCAGAAGATGACTTACAAGACGGCGAGATATATGAGGACGCTTGCCTTAGGGCTGCGGGTAATATTTTGAAAGAGCAATACGGTTGGGATGTAGTCGCCGTTTCAAATCATATTGGCGTTCTTGATGAGGGAGACCCAAACTGCGAGACTTGCTACGGAGAGGGGAAAATAAGAAGTGAGGTAAGCGGTCAGATGAGACAGCTGGAGTGTCCCGACTGCTTCAACGGGTAGGGGAAAAAGTTTTTGAAGTAAAACAATAATGCTAGAATGGTAGTCCGGGTAGTAGCGAGGATTCCCTTCCTATCGCTCCCCGTTGAGATAGGCTTCCCTGCCTATCGCACCTCACCCCTGCCTCCCTAGCGGGGGTGAAGTGTCCCTATTGAGAATGTCAGATAGGTAATGTAGAATAGAGACACTAACTCAGAAGGGAGAAAGTTATGAGTTATGAAGGAAGTATGAAAGGTTCGGGTATCTACTCCGAAGATGTAACACTTGAAGTTGAGTGCGGTAGTTGCGGTAAGGCTTGGGAAGAAGACTTTATGACCGACGACTGGGGGAATGTATCCTCAGAAGTAAAATGCGAGTGCGGTAACGCTTGGACTTTTGAAAAGGAACAAGAGGAGATAGGCAACCCCTATGAGCCCGATACCTTAGAAGAGTTATGGGGCGAATAGTCTCTAAGCCCCTCACCGAAAGGTGGGGGGTTTTTCTATATAAGAAGGGGAAAAATCAGGAAGGCCGGGTGAGGTTATTCTTTAGAGTATGGAAATAGTTCAAAAGGTTTATCACCCTAATGGAAATAATGCCCCCTTCGTTGTGGCTATCGTTGATGACCCTGCCGAAGGAGATACAAAGATAGTAATAATGTTTGAGGACAACGAATACACCGCCGTTCTTTCGTTAGACAGACTTATTGAAAGTGAGGATATAGGAGAGAAAAACTCTCACCTTGCCGATAAATATGAGTATGCCTTGCGTGATGAATTGTGGAATGACTTTAACTACTAAGTAAGGAAAAAATCTTGACAACAATAGCTGCGGTTCAGGGTGAAGGCTGGGCGGTTATTGGCTATGACTCTAGGGTTTCAGAGGAAGATGGCAGGACTTATATTCTGCCGAAAGATAATGGAAAAGTTTTTAAGAATGGTAATTACATAATTGCCGTGGCTGGGGATGTAAGAGCAATAAATATATTAGCCCACGTTTTTAAGCCACCAGTATGTACCACAACAACTTTAGGTTTGAAATTAGATAAGTTTATTACTGCCGTATTTATCCCGGAACTAAAAAAGTGTTTTGAGGAAGCCTCATACTCAAAAGACGGGGAACACGAAAGTCAGTTAGTTATCTTGGTCAATGGAACTATCTATGAAATAGGTGAGGACTTTTCTTGGTGCCACGATACAGTTGGGGCGTATGCCGTTGGTTCAGGTTCAGCCTATGCTTTAGGGGTTCTCAATGCCCTATCAGAAGGAAAGAAAAGAACTCTCACTAACGCAAGGTCAGCTATTAAAACTGCGCTCGCCGTATCCTCAAAGTTTGATAATAAAACTGCCGAGCCTTTTTATCTTTTGACTCAATACCGAGTTTAGTTTTTCCCCCCTATATATAGACAAAAAATAACCCCCGATTTCTCGGGGGCTACCTTTAGCACTTTTCGCAGATTATGTTGCGGTAGTAATCTATCTGCCTAATCTCAAATACCTCTCCGCACCGATAACAATTTATCCAAATCATTACCTCTCTTGCTTTTACTCTTGCCACTTGAGTTCCCTTTCTCTTGGCTTGTATCTTAATTTTATTCTATGTGCCGTTGTAAGTGTGGGAACTTGTTATTGGCGTGTCGCTTATCAGTAGTGTTCAGCGCATTCCTCACAGAGATAATTATTTATAGTTTCATCTCCGCAAATAAGACAGTTAGTTGTAGGTCGTTTAATTTCCCAAGCGTCTTGATAGTTCATATTTTCCCCCTCTTATATATAAATACCCTTTTCGTTTCTATATTGTTAGACGCACGAAACACCGATTTAGTTCCATATTGTGAAAAGTCAGGAAAGTCGTGTAGAATAAAGCCATACACACTCGCTAAGGGAAGCGAAGGTGAATAGGGATAAAGGGGTAATCAAATTGCCAAAGGAAAAAACAAAAGTATGTATCGGGTGTTTCTATCCTCTACCGCTATCAAAGTTTAATAAGCACGAACAAGGTCAATACGGAAAAAGAGCAAGATGTAAGAAGTGCCAAGCCATCTTGCGTAAAGGTTCAGAGAAGCGTTCAGAGAAGCGCAGAGCCTTATTAAAGCAAGGTAAGCGACCTTGTAATGGTTGTGGCAAAGCAAAGGCACTATCTAACTTTCAGCCTAAGATACAGGCAAATGGTAAGGCTGGCTGGGAAGGTAAATGTAAGCCTTGTGTTTCTAAAAGACAAAAGAAAAATCACGATGCTAGAAGGCTTGACGCAAGAACTTATGTATTTAATTATCTAAAGAAGCACCCTTGTATTGACTGCGGTGAGAATAATATATTGGCACTAGAGTTTGACCACACTCACAGTAAAAAGTTTGATATAGGAACAGCGTTACTAAGTAATACATCTCTTGATTTACTACAAAAAGAAATGAAAAAATGTGTTGTCCGTTGCTCTACTTGCCATAGAATAAAGACACACCTAGAAGTTAATTCTTGGCGTTTTCAGTTTGCTTTACAAGACAAGGCAACAAGCACTAAGATAAAGAGAACAAAGCAATACAAAGCACTAATGAAGGTGGGGTGATTACAAATGGGATATGTAGAAATCTTTCGCATAGATGAGGAAGGTGCTGGCTGGGTAAATCTAGAGGAAGCCACACCTGCCGAACTCTTAGACTTAGAGATAGGTCTAGCGCAAGAAGGTGCGCTCTAAAAAGTAAGCCCCCACCGAAAGGTGGGGGTTATTTTTTCTCCTCTATATATAAAGGGGAAAAAACGACTCGCTATGAATAGCGTTGATAAAGTCAGGAAAGTAGATTACAATTAACTTACACACTCGCTAAGGGAAGCGAGTGATTAGGGAGTAAGTAAAATGCCAAGAACACTTCAACCTTGTGGAACTATCGCGTCTTATAGACGACAGAAAGCAAAAGGAGAAACTCCTTGCGAGTTATGCGTTGAAGCAATGAGAGAATACACTCGCAAGAAAGTAGCAGAGTATCGCTCAGAAAACATTGAATGGTTTCGCCGTATTGGTAGAGAGAGTAATCGCAAAAGAACTTTAGAAGGAAAAATACCAACATCTAAAGAAAGAGCAGAAACATACGCCAAGCGACCCGACTTACAAGAGAAGGCTCGTAAAAGAAGTGCGAAATGGAAAGAGAAAAACCCACGCAAGGCAAAGCGTAGCAACCACTTTAATTACATTCACAACAAAGAGAAATACGCTAACCACGACAGAGCAAGGCGAGCAAGAAAGTATGGAGTAAATCACCACGCTTACAACCTCTCACAAGTAGTTGAGCGTTACGGCTTGGAGTGTTGGGTATGCCATACAGACATTGACCTATCACTTCCACGCACAGGGCATAAAACAATGGGCTTACACTTAGACCACCTAATACCTTTAATAAAAGGTGGACACGATAAGTTAGGCAACATTCGCCCCACTCACGGAGTATGTAATTTGCGAAAAGGCGACTCGTTGATGAGGGTCAATTTGCTTGCTAAGTAGGGGGATATTTTTCTCCGTCTATATATAAAGGGGAAAAAATGTATTTGAAAAAAGTCAGGAAAGTTGCTAGAATAAAGCTATGAAATTCTTACCCGATAGTGCGATACTAGGAACACTAGGACACATCAAGCACGCCTCAAAAAAGAAAAGAAGCCACCTAGTTGTTTCAGTAATGCTCAAAGATAGACACTCTCCCTACTTCCCACAAAGGACAGTTGCCGAGTTGCTAGAACTAGCAGGACACGCCCAAAGTGGAAAGAAAGCAGGAAAGTAGAAAAAGTCAGGAAAGTTTGGTAAAGTTCTACTAGTGGCTAAGGGAGCCACAGAAAGCAGGGACAAAGTGAAAACAGAAGCAAAGTTTATTCGTCGCAGAATTGCGGTTGGGCTTATTGCGCTCGCTCTTATTGCTTGGGCGTTTGACGCTACAACTCCCGAAATGTGTAAAGTTCCAGTTGAGCAGATGAATAGTTTTTGTAAGGACTTGCTCTACCCGTAAGGGTAGGGCAGGTTTCTACATATAAAGGGGAAAAAATGCCTATCTATATATTAGAAGAATTATCTCTTGCCGATAACTGGGAAAGAGAAGCGTATTCTTTTTATGAAGAACTATATGAACAAAAGCAACAAGAACAAGAAGGTTTGATTTATTTATTCAGAGAGTGGTTGGACTTGGTAAGCCCTACCGACTTTGGAAATGACGAAGGATTAGAAGGGATTTTAGTATGAGTAGAAAAGTTAATCACCCAAGTCCATACACGGGGTTGGAGTCTTGCGAAGTTTGCTGGGCAGATACAAGTGAGATACCTATAACAATTTACAAGGGTATCCCTTATTGCGACATAGATTTAGATAAAGCAATTCAATTTGAAAAAGAAGAGGCTAAAAATGGCTGATGATTTACAAGCAGGACTTACCGACCAAGAGTTTGCTTGTCTGTTGATGAGGTCTTGCGGAGTTGCTAATTTGGCTGGGGCTTTGGGCTATGCTCACGCAAGCGAGTGCGGTTTCTGTTTAGGAACTAAGCAGATAGACCCAAGAAGTTATGCAAGATGACTATATATAAGGGGGGAAAAAATGATGTTTGATATTGGATTTGGGCTACCGACTTACTTAGCTCATATAACCATTGGGGTTGGTCGCTATACCCTTTGGCTAAATATCGTGGCTACTAACTGGAGAACCTTTCACTTTGGAAAAAGGTGGGGGGACTGGGTTGGTTGTTTCTCCGTCTTTACTTTTGCCTATACAAGGAAGGAGGGATAAATATGGTTTTAGATACAGGAACAATGCTCGCAATAATTATTGCGCTCGCAGGTTCGTGCTTTGTTATGGTGGTTGGTATCAGAGCGCAGGGTCAGTTGCACCGAGTCATCAACCAAAAAAATGAAAAGATAAGATTTCTTGAAGCGGAAATCTCTAGACAGAAAAGGAAACAATTAACAAATGAAAGTCGCTAGTATCCAAGAAGAAGCAGTAAAACTCTATGAAGGGGGACTGGCTATTGAGGCAGTCGCTAAGGAGTTGGGGGTCGCTTACCGAACTGCTAGAAAGGCTATCTACTCAAATGGGGTAGAGGCTAGAGACCCTTCAGCAAGGTTGGTAGGTAGAACTAGCCCTACTGGAAAGAAAGCACAGGGCAAGACAAGCCCTACTACTAAGAAGAAAAGGAAAAAGTAAATGGACTTAAAGAGAGTGGTTTGGACTGCGGTTATCTCTATGGTGCTGGCAGTTGGTTCAATTATTGCTGGACTTCAGAACAGTTCAGGGGGAGATAGCCTTGCTTTATCTCTTGGACTTAGTTCTATCGCTCTTGCTACCCTTTCAGCAAGGGACAAGCGCTAGGCGCTCGCAAGTCTTCTAAAGTGTCGGGAAGGGCTAAAAACAGTCCTTCCTGCACTTTTTTTGGGGCATTTTAGGTATTTTAGGTCTATGCAGGGGTGAGCAGGGCTTTTAGAGTAAAAAATTAAAATCAAAACACGCTCACGCTCAACTTGACTGCGGGACTTCCCTGCACATATGCTAAGGTTTATTCAGTACTAATTAACGACACAAGGAGATTTACGAATTAGACACTTGAAGTAAGGCTATCCCCTAAGAGGCGATGGTCGGGTTAGTGAAGTCTCTAACCCTGTCCCCGTAACCTAACAAAGGAAAAACCAAATGAACCCAACTCTAAACTCACCCGAAAAGGTGTTGGCGATACTGTCGCTGTTCGTGGTAATCACCTCAACAGCAGCAGCCGTAGCAGTAGAGAACAAAGTCCAAGAGGTTGTCGCAACAGAGCAAGTGGCAACAGGATTAAAAGCAGTAGTTGAAGTAGAGCCAGTCAAGAAGACTAAGCCTCTTTCCTACTTTGAGAACAAGACAAGCCTTACCGACATTGAGTTGGTGTGGCTTTTGGAAGCAGTTGGCTTTGAAGGTCAAGACCTAAAAGAAGCTTGGGCTATCTCCAAGAAAGAAAGTAATGGTCGTCCCCTAGCCTTCAATGGCAACACACTCACAGGAGATAACTCTTACGGCATATTCCAAATCAATATGATAAACACTCTTGGAGAAGACAGACGAACCAAATTCAATTTGGATCATAATGCGGACTTGTTTAACCCAGTCAAGAACGCTCAAATTGCTATGCATATGAGTAATGGTGGAAGCGACTGGACTTCTTGGCACATAGGCAAAGACGCTTATACTAGTACTAGTGGAAAGCACTACGCTAAGTTCAAAGAGTGGCTTAGCAAATTCCCCACAGAAAAGAAGTGAGACTATGAGCGAGCAGGAAAACCTTATGCCGTTGCTTGGTTCTGTAGCACCTTCAACTAATGAGCAAGCGCTCGCCGTTGAGTCTGAGCCAGTAGCGATTAAAGAAGAACCAAAGAAAGAAAAGAAAGCCCCAACTTTTCAAGCCAACCCTGAAAAGTATGTTTATCTTTCAGCTTTGAAAGTAAATGCTTATGAAGGAAACTCTGAGTCAGTCAAGACAGTTCAACTGCGGTTGAATGATTTAGGCTTTAGTTCAGTAATGAATGACAAGTTTGGTCGTCTTGGTGAAGGAGCAGTTGAAGCGATTAACGCTTTCAGAAAGTCTAAAGGACTTAATGAGTGCGGTTGCTTTGATGAAGAAGTTTTGGCTTATCTCTTTCAAGGTGAGAGCGTTGGAGTTCTTCCCTAAATAGAGACAACAAAAAACCCCCTATCTTTTGGTAGGGGGTTCTTTGCTTTAGTTCTTATGCTTGTGCAAAGACTTTCAACAAGCGGTCTGCATAATCTTTATCAAGACCCAGTTGCTCACCTTCATCATCATAACCCCCTGCAATAACTACATCACCGAGAATTACATCAGGAAAGTTTGGGAAGTTAGCCAACCAAATTTCAGTTGCTCTTTCATTTATTGGAAGACCCTGCAACTTTCCTTCTTCATTCATAATAAGGGTGTAACCACTTTCAAGAGTCTTTGCTTCAATAAGACCCCCTACCGCCATTTGAAGTGTTAGTAGTTCGTTACTATCTGCCGTTAGGTCAATGATAGAAGCGTTTCCTTCTGCGGTTAGTTTAATTGCTAGTTTCATTTGTTTCTCCCTATTGTGGTACTTGGTTTCCCACTACCGAAAGAATAGATTACTTTCCTGCACTTTGCAAGATTAGAGGGAAGCTTTTGTGCGGTGTGTCTTAGAAAAAGAAAAAGCCCCCCTTGGATAGGGGGGCTAATTCTTGCGGTTACTTGGTTAGGAGTAGTTCCAAGATTTCGCTATCTGAAAGGTTGCGGTAAGGGTTCTCATAAGAGTTTGGATTCTCTTCAGTTACCTTAACTTTTAATACGGTTGCTCCCATTTCCTTTGCATTCTTTGCGGTTTCAGTAATTAAATCGCAAGCATTGGTTGCGGTATCAACGTGGAAAGAATAATCTCTTTCTGTAGTGATAGTTCCATTTGAAGTTGTTTCTGTGTACTTAACTGTAATTTGAACTCCGTATGACATTTGTTTCTCCCTTTGTGTTATTGAAGCCCCTTGCTTCAATAAGATAAATATAAACTACCTTCCTGCACTTTGCAAGTCTATAAGTGGTCATTTCGTGTATATGACTAGTCATAGTTTTTTAAGCCTAATAGTCATTAAGTTACTAGTCAGTAGGCTAGAGGGTATTAAGTTACTAGTCAGTAAGTTACTAGTGAGTAAGTTACTAGTGAGTAGTAGTTATTAGTTAGTAGTTCTATTAGTAAGACCTTTATAAAAATAATAAAGAGATATAAAAGAAAAAGAAAAAGAAAAATAGAGGTATCACTATATGACCTTAAATCCTGCCAAAAACAGACAAAAAATAAAAAATAAAAGGCTATTCCTTGTCTAGTTTTAGTTTTGAAGTCTTAAAAAATAAATTTTAAGGGGGGAAAAAATAAAGAGATTTTTTTAGAAAAAAGCCCGGAACGATTTTGAAAAGTCCCAAAAATAAGCTCTGCCTTCTCCGGGGCCAAAAGCAAAATATGGAAAGGTTCATATATTTAAAGCTGTCGTACAAGATTAGATCCCCTTTCTTCTCGTACACCCCTTCTAAAACTCTGTACAATAGGACTATGCTGAACCCACCGAAACTTCCCATTGAGGAGGTTATCTATCTTTCAACTCTGACACGCTCAGAGATGGAGTCACGCCTTCGTGCGTTGTGGAAGTCAGGCTGGTCACTAGGAGTTATAGGTGGTTCTCTCAGCCCCGCTGTTCCTAAGACCACAATTCACTTCTGGGTCCGTAGAGCCCCTGACGTTAAGCAGTTAAAAGCAGTTCCACTGCCACCCCCAAAGTCTTTGACGACCTCTGTGCCTACAAAGCACGCCCCTCGTCTCAAGTCCATCTCTCCGGGTGTCCCTCCAGAGCTAAGAATCAGACTTCGTGAGCTTTCAGCCCTCTCAAAGCGCTACAGAGCCAAGACACCTCCAACTAGCCCTTTAGCTCAAGCTAATAACGAGCTAACTCAGATTGCAAGGCAACTTAGGAACCGTGGCGTCCCCACAGCAAGCATTGCAGAAGCCGCTGGAGTCACTTATAGGGCTATGGCAAGGCGTTTGAGCCAATGAGCCGCCTTTATAAGACAAAGACAGGCACATACAAGGACACAGAGCTGGTTGTGGTTGTGTGGAAGAACCCTAAGAAGACCAAAAGACCTCAATCTCGCTTCCTTGAGACTATGTCTGCCCCTAACTCTAGTTACCCTATGGCTTTCCCCTTAGTAGCCCTTAAAGGACACTATGCGTGGAAGGAAGCAAAGCATGTGAAGACCTTAGAAGACTTTGATTTAAATATTGAAGGTAGTTCTAGAGAGGCTCCAGTCATCCTTGACTTAGAACTAGCAACTTGCACCTTAGGATGGAATGATTTCTATGTCCCCGATGAATATATAGAGTTTGGATAATCCTTGAGAGCGATTTCAGATGTCTTCCCAGCATTAGTTTGGATCGCTCCACCCAATTCCATTGGGTTAGATGAGTTCACCATACCTGGACCGTCTCCAGAAGGAACTCGCAAGGTAGATAGAGTTCGAGTTGTTCTATTGGGAGATACCATTTTGATAGCGCAAGACTCTCCTACTGGACCTACACTTGTATTCAGAGAGAAATTCATCCATAGGCACGTTGAAGGCAAACTTCAAGCAGTTTTAACTGAGTCCGAAAAGGTTATAGCTTTTATAAAAGACGCTTCCTGCGGTTGTGGGTCTCGTCTTAGAGGCTGGAACCCTTACGGGCAAAACAATTCGGTCTATTCAAGTGAGGATCCAACAGAATGAATGATCTAACCCTCCTACAATTTATCCTTCTAGGGCTAGCTACATATCGTGTGACTCGATTAATAACTCGTGACATGGTTACAGCCCCTTTGCGTAATGCCTTTTGGAAAAAGTTTCCGCCAGAGTCTTCCTATCTTGGCTACCTATCCACCTGTGAGTGGTGCTTTAGTTTTTGGATAGGATCAGGGTTCGTAATCTCGGCTATCATTATTCCAACAGTAACCTACATAATCGCTACAATATACGCTGTATCGGCTATCGCTGGTTTGTTGACTGCATATGAAGATAAGTAAGCCTTCGTATTCCGCAACTGAGATGACAAGGAGTTTTCGTGGGTATATTTACCAATGACGAAGTAACACCTCCGTCTCCACAGTCAAAAAATAAAAAGCCTCAGAATTCAACATTTACTAATGTTTTTACAAATACAGCTCAGGCAGCAACATACTCAACTCCTAGAACTCTTACAGCTGCAGCAGCTCAAATTAAAGTTAATGACAAGGGTGAGTTTGAGCAATTTAGAATTCGTCGCTCTGCTGGATCTAGCGCATGGCAAGCCGAAGCTTGGGAATACTACGACGCTATTGGTGAAATCAAATACGCATTCAATTTAGTTGCGTCAGTTGTATCTCGTATCAGAATTTATGCAGCTGTTGTTGATGATCCATCAGAGACTCCAATCTCTGTTCGTCAATCAGAGCTCGTTGATGATCGTCTTGGTGCAGCAGCAGAGCGTGCACTTGCACGATTAAATTCTGCATACGGTGGACAAGCAGGTTTACTAAGAGATGCTGCTCTAAATCTTTCAGTTGCTGGTGAGTGCTATCTAGTACAGATGCCAGCACGACCAGCATATAACTTGCCAGAGTCTTGGGACATTCGTTCCGTTGATGAAGTAACAACAGATCCTCGTGGCGGTTTCAATGTTATTGGTCGTCGTGAACAATCCACTACAACACAAGGTGGAATTGATAAGAATTCAAAGCTAGGTAAGAATGCATTTGTTGGACGCATGTGGCGTTCACATCCTCGTTTTTCAGATGAAGCAGATTCATCACTTCGTGGTTTGCTTGATCTTTGTGCAGAACTCCTTCTACTGAATAGGACATTCCGTGCGACTGCTCGTTCTCGTCTCAATGCTGGTGCGCTTTATTTACCAGATGGTCTTTCCGTCGCGTCGCAAGGTGACGGCGACTTCCCCTACGATTCTGAGGATGGTATCGGCGCAGGGTTTACTGCCGAAGAAGCGGAAGATGAATTCGAAGAGCAGTTAATGGATGCGATGACAACTCCGATTCGTGACGAAGAGTCCGCATCAGCAGTTGTTCCTCTTATCATTCGTGGTCCTGCAGAACTTGGCGACAAGATTAAGCAGTTTAAGTTTGAGCGTTCATTCGACCCAGCACTAGCTGAGCGTTCTGATCGTGTACTAGAGCGCATCCTTCAAGGATTAGATGTTCCAAAGGATGTTGTTACAGGTTTAGCAAATGTTAAGTACTCAAATGCAATGCAGATTGATGAATCACTATATAAGGCACACATTGAGCCACTTATGTTGCTCATTGCAGATGCTCTAACAGTTGTTTACCTTCGTCCATACCTTATTGCAAATGGTTTTGAAGAAACACAAGTTAACAAGATTGTTGTTTGGTATGACCCATCAGCAATTGCAACTCGTAATGACCGTGCAACAGATGCAGACGCAGGATTTGATCGCATGGCAGTCTCTGCAAACACATGGCGTCGTGCTCATGGCTTCTCAGATGCAGATGCACCTACTCCAAAAGAACTTTCAATCCGTCTTCTACAAGAGCGAGGCGTATTTACTCCAGAATTTACAGAAGCAATGCTTTCAGCACTTGCTCCAGAGGTTATTAACACAGTTAGATCACAGCAACAGCAATCATCAGTTGCCCCTATCCCACCAGAGCTTCAGCAAGCACTTGATGCCGCAAGCGAAGGTGCAGAAGAAGCAGGAATTACATCTGAAGCCCCAACAGAAGGGCAAGAGCAGTAATGTCTGATGAATCAATCGACGTTGTAACTACTTCACTCGTTGCAGCTGGCGATCCTTGCTGGGATGGATACAAGCAAGTAGGTATGAAAAAAGACAAAGACGGAAAAATGGTTCCCAACTGTGTTCCTGTCGACGCTTCAGATGATTCAGAGTTTGCAGCAAAGAAAAAGCGAACAATTTCGCAAACTCCTGCTCCAAAGAAAGATCAAATTAAAGGTTCTAGCAAAAATAAAAAGGGATCTGCGTCAGGAACTCGTAAAGTTAAGTTTTCTGCAGCAGTAGAGAAGTCTTTAAAGAATAAAGTCGAACAGCACAACGAAAAAGCTGGTAAAGGTCGTCGTGCAACTGTCGGAATGTTAAAAGCTGTCTATCGCAGAGGTGCAGGTGCTTATAGCGTCTCACATCGTCCAGGAATGACTCGCAACCAATGGGCAATGGGTCGAGTAAATGCATTTCTTAAATTGTTGAAGTCTGGAAAGCCATCAAACTCTGCATACAAGACAGATAATGACTTACTTCCTTCTGGACATCCACGTTCAACTAAGAAATCAAACTCCATTGCAGCTTCAGCAGGTTTGGTTCCTGAAGAGAGCGATCTAGCAGAAGCGCTAGTCGAGATTGCAGACAAATATGGAAGATTCAACGAAGATGCCACAGGAATCTGGGCAGGATACACACCTCCAGCCGAAAATGATGTCAGAGGTATCGGAGTCAAATGCTCTAACTGTGTTTTATACATGGGTAATGGCTCGTGCAGAATCATCGAACTCGAAGTCGAGGACGAAGGTAAGTGTCGTTTTGCGGTTATCCCAGATGGCGTCGTTGATGTTGGAGTTCTCGAAGGTGAGAAGCTCGGAAACGAAATCCAATCACCACAAGAGCTAGCAAAACTTGCTAACGAGTGGCGTTACGAACAAGAATTAAATATTGACCTTCTAGCTGAAGAAGATTACTCATCTCCAGAAGAAGCAATACTTGCTATGGCAGAGTATTCAGGCTTTGGATATGAAGCAGAGCATGCAGTTCGTGCATCTTGGCTTCGTGGAGTTCGTAATGGAGAAAATCCATTCAAGCGAGCATCTCTTCTAGCATCTCTTGGTTATGAAAGCTTAGATGGAGACCTTCTTCCAATAAAGGGAGAAGAAGATGGAGAATAAAATTGTTGTAAGCTCTTACAGAGCATATAGCAGCCGTGAACAGGCACGTTTTATTCGTCAAGAAGCAAATGTTTTACTTGAAAAAGCCAACGAATTTTCTACAACAAGTCGTAGAGTAAATCGTCGATCTGCATATAAGGTTCTTGCTCGCTCTCTACAAAAGACCAGAGGACTACCTTTTTCAATTCGTAAGCACCAAGCACTTACAGAGCTCTCTAACTACATTTCTCTAGCCAAGTACAACAAGATTGTTGGTCTAGAAGCATTTAACACGGATCTACTTCCAGTATCTCACCCAAGATCAACTCGCTTTAACACAATGACAGCATCTGCACTTGCAGAAGCTCAGATGCGTTGGGTGCTTGATGATCCACGCATTAAGGATGAGACAGTAAAGGGCCTCTTGGCATCTGCAATGTTCTCTCCTATTGATTCACCAGAGCATAAGTATTCAATGATTCGCCTAGAAAACATGCCTCAAGGACAGGTACCACTTGAAGTTTTATTAGCCGCTGCAAATCCTTACGCTGGTAAGAACTCTGCCGCAGCCCGTCGTGCTCGTGAAGCTGTTCAGCTTTCAGATCGTTTTGAGCGCTGGATTAATATGGGAGCATCTTTAGCTAAAAGAGCTACCGATGGTTTCCGTGTTTATGTTGCTAGAAACGATGGTTCTACAAAAAGTCTTTCTGGAGAATTACTTAACCAGAATATGTTTGATCCAAACCTTGTAGATATTGAAATGGGTAAGGGAAAAGTTGCAACAGTACCTACAAAGCTTGGTGAAGGTCTTGAAGCTTTTATTAAAAGCAAGGACTCAGAGGATGGCTACTCTCCAGTAGAAGCAGAAGTTCCTAATGGAGCACAGGTACTTCCAGAAAGCAGCATTGTTATCTCAGATGCACCAAGTATTTATCGCAAAGATGAAGAAACAAAAAGTGGCGCTGTTCGATATACAGATGACAAGTATGACATCGTTAAATTTAATAACCCTAAAGATGCACAGACAGCAATCGGTGAAGGTCAGAAGAGAGCTGCAGAGTTAGATAAGCCAGAACCAAAGCTTCTTAAGAAGGGCGAAATTGATCCAGACTCAGGTAAGCAGTTCTGGAACCCTGATGAGCCAGTTCTTGCGGTTTATCGTCGTGGCAAAAATACACCTCTTGCATTTGCTCAGTCTTGGAAAGATGTAAACAATGAAATCCTCCGTGACGAACCTTTCCTTGATGAAGATGAGGGTCGTGAATACACACGCCCAGAGCAACAGACTGCAGATGACAATGTTCCGTTGCTCGATCAAGCAGACGATATCTTTAAGCCAACAAAGAAAAAGTCGGATAAAAAGAAAAAAGAAGTTTCTTCATTCCCATATGAAGTTCCAGATAGAGCATATGAATTTAATCCAAACGAAGAATACACTCCAGAGTTTGAGTTTGATGATCCTGTAGCAATTGCAAACGATCAGGTACCAGAAGAGCTAGAAGATGCTCTTCTTACAGCAGTAGAACCTGTTAGTGATACTGAAAAAGCAACTGGCTACGCCCCAATTAACTTTACAGATGGCCGTGAACGAGATGTTCCAGCAGAAGCTATCGCTGCAGCAATTCGTGAGCAAGGTGGAGATGCTGAAATGGCTCTTGCACAGGCTTATGACAAGATTGCTGGAGACAACAAGAACGAAAAAGCTCTTCTAGAGTCTAGAGGAGAAAAAGAGCCTGTTGTAGAAGAAGCTCCAGTTGAAGATGGCGAGATAGAGCCTTCACCTTCTGACAAAATTATTGAAGATGAAATTGAAAAGCCAGAACCAAAGGCTACTACTCCAGAACCTACTGATGGATTAGAAGATGTTGAAGATGTATCTGAAGATACATATGTCCCTCCTCTACTTGAAGGTCTTTCAGAAGAAGAGTTAGCATCCTTTAAAGAAGATGGTGACTACCGACCATTCTTGCCAAAGAATGCAGATATAGATACTCCAGAAGGTCTTTACAAGTTAGATCCAAACCCTGTTGACCCTAAAGAAAACTTTACTCCAAAAGATCTTCAAGGAGATGTACCTCCAACTACAGCTTTAGATTTGTCTGCAAATAAAGTTAAAGACTTAACTGACGAACTAAGCAACGCTATTAATGGCACTGGTGAACACGGCGCTGGTTTTGGAGAGATGCTAACCGAAGACCCTAACGGAGAACTTATAAACTCTCCCGTTCCTGCAGAAGCTCTTAGAGATGCTCTCCAGCTTAAGGGTAAAGATACAGATGCAATTATTGAAAAGATTAATAAGAAGGCTGGAAAAGCAAAGGCAAGAATAAAGCCCCCTGTCTCCGAAGAACCAGAAGCAGAGCCAGATACAACAGAAGAAAAGCCTAAGCCTAAGAGGGGGGTTACCTATAAGCGCGTAGGTAATCGCACTCTCCTTCGTGCTGGCAAGGGTGGAGCATTTAATGATAAAGAAATTGCTGACTTCTTAGACAAGAATGGTTTTGAATGGACTGGCGACATTGAAAGAGATGGAAAAACTCTTCCAGTTAATTCAGAATCTGCTTTACAAACTGATGAAGAGTTTAAAGCGTTTGCTCGTGAACTTCGTGATCGTTTCGGTATCGATCTACAACCTCGTGCTGCAACTGCAAAGTCCCCTGCTCAAGATCCAATTGATATTGATGCCCCAGCCCCAACTCCTGCTCCAGAAGCTCCAGAAGCTCCAACACCTGAAGCAACTCCAGAAGTGCCAGCTCTGACTAAAGAAGAAAGAGATATTGCAGAATTAGAAGATGAGCTTGATATGGTTGAAAGACTAATCAAGCGTGAAGATGTAGAGCCTGATGTAAAAGATAAGATGGCAAGAAGAATTGAAAGAATTAAAAGAGCTCTTGAAGAGCTTAAGGGATCCCCTGAAACACCAGCAGTAGAAGAAACTCCAAAAGAAGAGGAAGCAGTAGTTGTAGAAGAAAAACTTAAGTACACTAAAAAGCGTCCACAAGATCTCAAACCGGGAGACGAAGTTTATATTCCAGGCGTTGGCTGGAGAATAGTAACTCGTGTATCAGAGAGAAAATTTGATACTCCTAATAAACCATCTATCTGGATAGTTGACTATACAGACGGTAGTCCATATTATCCACAGACTGGTACATGGAAAACCATGAAGGGATGGAAAAAAGAAGACGGTACTGAAGTTGACCAAGAATTATTTACTCGTGATCCTCTAGGCATACCTAGTGACGAAACCGCTACAGGTCAACAAACAGTAATTCAAACTGATCCTCCAGAGGAATTCCTAACTTCTGTATCTGAAGGAAATATAGACGATAAAATTAAAATTCTTCTTCAAGAGCGTGCCGAGCTAGGTGACGTACTTGCAAAGATACAGAAAGAATTACCTGGGGCAGAGCCAGAAGATTTAATGAAAGAGATAGAAGAAAATACTCGTCTTCTAGAAGAAGCAGAAGCTATAAAAAGAGGACAGAAGTCTCCAAAAGAGTTTGATGAACTACCTGCTGGAACTAGAGCTACCAGTAAAGCACTTGACGGTAGATCATCTACTTGGCTTAAACAAGAAGATGGCTCATGGGTAAATATTAACACTGGTGAGATTGTAGATGAGCTTCCTATTCCTAGAAAGCTTTATGGAGGAGAGTGGTGGGATGATTACAAATTTACTGCCCCTGAAAATCTTGGCGGAGAAGAAGAAGTAGCAGATGATGATGACTCAGATTTAGTTGATGAAGTTTTAATTGATAGTGTTAAAGAAGATGAGAATCCTAATCTTGATGCTTTAATCAAGCAAGTACAGCAACGCAAAAAACTGACAAGAGCAGAAAGAAAAGCTCTTAAGAAAGAAAAGCGTCATCGTCAACAAATGATGATTAAGATTGTTGATTCAGAGTTTGGTCAAGACGCATTTACTTTAGATTTCCCTCGACGTTCAGCAGTAAAGCAGATGCTTTTCCAGTTAGATTCTTTGACTACAGAAGAAATGGAAGATATCAGTCGTTTAGTTAATGCTGAGCTTGGTTGGGAGTTCATTAAGAACCTTCCAGATAAGCCAGAAGGATCAGAGCAAGATACTAGTAAACCTCAAGAAGATCCAGGCGCAGAAACTTATGTTTTCCCACCTGAAGAAAAGCCATCTCCAGAAGTAACTCCGACAGCAGAAGAAGAGAAGCCAGCTGCAGAAGAAAAGCCAACTCCTCTTACTGAGAGAGATAAAGAAATTCTTAAGGCTCTTGTTGACAAGCGCCGTAAAATTCAAAGAAAGATTGATAAAGCAGATCTTTCTGAAGAAACAACTGCAGCACAAAAGAAGGCTCTCAAAGATGAGCTAGATGCAGTTACAAAGATAATTGATGACATTGTTCTCGGAGCAAAACCAGCAGAGGCTCCTGCAACTCCCGAGACTCCTACAACACCAGAAGCATCTTCAGTTTCAGAAGAGCCAGCTTCTTCTGCACAGCTATTAAAGGGAGTTACAACAAACAATCTTAAGCCAGGCGATATTTTAGTAAATGACCATTTCACAATTACAGATATTAAAAGAGAAGGCACGAAGAAAGTAAATGTTGGTGGTGTAACTCAAGATGTTCCTGCATATAGAATTTCAGGGTATTTCCCAGGTTCTGTAGAGCAATCAAGCAAGCTTTGGTCAGAAGATTATGCCCCAGACATTTATCGTGGGGCAACTCCTCCATCAAAGGGAGATTCTCCAGAGTTAAATCAGCCAAAGGCAGAAGATTATGGAGTAGAGTATGCATTCCCTAACCAAACAAAAGTTAAGTTTGGAGAAAGAACACTTTACGCACCTAAAAATAAAGAACTTGCAGATAAATTCTTAGAAGACTACGCCGTTTATGATGCAGAACGTCTTCGTCGAAAAGCTCTCTGGCAAGCACCTGAAATTTCAAAGAAAAATGATGACACCTACAGTTCTCCAATTACCCCTACAAATACTATCTATGTAGAAAACGTACCAGCATCCGAAGTAAAGGTCGGAGACATTGCATTTAGAAAGAATA